CCACCAGTTTCAATACCAACTTTACTATGTCCTTTCAGACGAATAGTGTTAGGTGCATTTGGCGCCCACGAGTTGGAATCGAAATAGTCCTTCATCTTCTGTACTACAAATTCACCATCAGAAAGTATCTGTGCGACAAAAGCAGGACGCATCTGTGTACTTAACTTATTAAAACACGTTTGCGCTCTATCCCAGTCACCAGTAAGCTCAAGCTTAATACCTGCCATTTACTCACCCACCAACATACTTATTCTTAGCAGGATACGCTGTTCTCTGAACACCATTCTCAGTGATAACATCCACTGTATCTGGAATTTGAATATCACTTTCATTAAAAGTGCTTTCATCCACATTGGTGAACATTCCCATCTTGGAATCAATCTCAGAGTCAGAAGTAATATCCTTGTTAACTGAATATTCATCAGCAACTTTCTCTTCTGAAGCATCCTGCATACTAACACTGGTGCTAGCACTAAAAAAACTCCGATATTTCTTGGTCATATTCAGAATTTATGGCAACAGCCACATCTTCTTCAAATACACCTTCTTCATAATGAATGACAATTTTTTCCTCATGCTTGTTCTCTGTACATAGAAAACGATACATTAGGAAAACGTCCTCAACAAATGCTTTTGGAATGATGTTATCTATTGTGTAGAAAACACCATGAAACTTAAGATAACCTCTTCTGATCTCTTCTAGATCAGAGTTTGAAACACCTATGTTTGCTAACTGTAAAGACTTTAAAGGAATCACAAATTCTGCATCATCCTTAATCTCTTCAACAAATGGTTGCCCATATGTAGGATTCAGAGTAGCTTTACAAATCAGCCTTTTAGGTGCTTGGTATGTCTTATACTTTTTCTCACCATAAACATTCGTTTCTCTCTGGTCACTCAGAAGGTAAAGAAAACATCCATCTTCGTTTTCAGAATGATTGTTGAATAGGGTGGAAAAGATTTCTTGGACTCCCTCTACAAACTCTTGTCTGATATCTACAAAAGCCATAGTCTATTCCTCCTTAATCACTTAAATCGGAGATAGACAAATCTTCTTCATCCTCCACTTCTTCAAGGGTGGTAAAAGAAGTTTGAGAATATCCAAAGACTTGATTTCGTTCCAAAGAAATCACAGCGAGGTAATAGGTGTTCTCTGGTTCAAGACCTATCAAAGTATGATAGTTGTCACGAATGTTCCCTGTACTCTTTACACACTGAGAACCCTCTACAATTTTATCACTGTAGCTAGCTCCATCAGCAAAAATATCGAGTACTGGCTGAGTTCCAAAATACACTTTATATCTGGCAAAGTGACTAGAGTTGTGCATCTTCCAATGAAATTTCACACCATCAGATGTGACTTCATCAAGAATAATGGAAACTTTAGGAGTCACCTGCTTCTCATAGTTCCTACGAGTATAGTGTCTGGAACTTAAAAGAACATCATAACTACTCACTGAATTTGCTCCGACAGCTTCATTTTCAAGCCAATCGTCATACTGTTCTTTAGCGTTTTCAGCAAGCTTCATATAGTGACTAAACCTTTGGTCACGCTTGATATAGTTATTGTTATCAGCGCCCAAATCTACTTTAGGAGCTTCAATAACCGCAAGCTTCATATAAAGCTCAATCTTCGCAAGAAGAACAAGAGCAAATTCACAGCCATCTGGAAGTTCTGCTAAATCCTGTACATCTGGATAAGCACGAGTAACACCTAGCTTGATAAAGAGTTCAATGTCCTCATCAGTCATGGTTAGATAAGACTGGTCATAAATAAGTGATTGATTTCCATTTTCATCTTCTACAGGAACATGGACATTAACACTGCTTCTGACCAAATCTATCATATTTTGAACAGTGAGTAGCATTAAACTCTACCTCCTTAATTACAGTGGAGCAAGAAGTCCTGCTTCTTCAAGGATTCTCTTTACATCCTTTGGAACATCGTAGGTCTTTCCCTGCTTCAGATCATAATTCTCCATAGCAATGGTGCAATTATGGTCTACACGCATACGAATCTTGACCTTCTTTTCTGGTTCTTCTGGAATCTTCTTTTCATCCACTTTGAGGGATTCAGTGTCTACAACAACATCATCCTTCTTTTCTGGTTCTTCTGGAATGTCAACAGTTTCAACCTCTTCTTCAGCAGGTTCTTCAGTGACTTCCTCTTCAACTTCAGCAACAACAGGTTCTTCGACTTTGACTTCTTCAGCCTTTTTCTTTCTCTGAACAGCCATGATAAATTCCTCCTATTTCTTTTTTAAACAGGACAGACAATCACTAAAGACTATCTGCCCTGTCTATTACAACTTATTCTTCTGCGGTAAGAGCAACTGTCATTTCAGCAACAACTGTGCCACAAGTGGCTTTCAGTACAAAGCTTTCAGCAGTCGCAGTCTTAGCAACAGAAACAGTACCACTAGAGATAGACACACCAGTGACAGACTCTTTCAGAGCAATAGTCACAGTCTGACCTACCATCTCATCACCAAACTGACTAAACACTTTGGCAGTGTAATCTTCAGTGTTGGGAGTATCACCACTAGGAATTTCGATGCTATCAGCACCGCTAAGTACTACGGTGGTCGCAACATCAGAAACAGCACCATTAAGAATCTCAGCAAGCTCTTCTGGTTTTTCATGTGCATAGAACACCGCTTTCTTCAAAGCTTCAAGTTTATTGCTCATGATATTTACCTCACTTTCTAAGATTAGGCAGTTTCAATACGGACACCATAATCATTGTGGAGCAGACCAGTACCCCAGATCGCATACCAAGCGAGAGAACGCTTACGACCAAAGTCTTCAACTCCGTTATCACGCAGTTCGACAGGCAGTGACCAAGCCAGACCATAATACTGATCGCCAAAGATAACAGCCTGGAAGATATCAGTCTGATTGCCATCAACACCAGACTTCAGAGCATTCTTATAAGCAGGATCACCAGAAGCGGCTTTACCATTGCACATAAGAGTAGTCTCAATGAATCTGGTATCATCAATACGACCGATTTCACCATTAAACATCTGCTCTGGCGCACCATAGTTAGAAGCATTGATCCAAGCACTATCGTCCCTCAGATCACGGCTCTGATGTGGATGCACGAAGCAAATCCAATAGAGGTTCTGATACTTAGGAGCATTCTTAGTAGCCAGAATTTCAATAGCATCTTTGATGGCGGCAACATCCAGCTTGTCAGAAGCAGTAACAGAGGTACGAGCAGTTTTCTTACCACCGTACACAACGTTAGTTCCAGACAGAGCAGTGTCACGCAGTTCACAGTCAAGAACCATAGCATAGTCACGACCAAGCAGAGTCGTGGTGGTAGCCATGATATCATCGAAAGAAGACTGAATCAGCAGTTCAGAGTTAGAAACAGCATTACCGTGTTCAGTAACAGTGATCTGCTTCATAGAACCACTGAGAGCCTGAGTCGCAAGGTTCTGAGCTTCAGCAAGCGTACCACCCATGACCAGATTATCATAGGTCAGCATTGCAATCGTCATACCCGGCTCAACACCCAGTTCAGTCTTTTCTGTAGCAAACTGAGCAAACCGCATAATCGGCAGAGCCTTAAACTCAATTTCTCTGGAATACACAGTGCGGATAGCATCACTAAGTTTAGTACCACCATGAGTCACACCAGTGTCAGTGGCAACTGTAACATTAGGAGTATAATCAACCGCGAATACTCTCAGCAGAATCAGATTCAACAGCAGACTAAAAACCTTTTTCATTTTAAAACTTCCTCCTTATATTATCTGAGTCCAAGTTGCTTACGCAGTTCGGCATACTCTTTACTTCTTACGTCCATAGTCGCAAGCTTTTCGAGCAATGAAGCTTCATCTTGGAAAGCACCAGTACTTGGGTTAGATGGAGCTTTAGGAGTTCTCTTCTGAGCCTTATCACTAGAAATGCCAAGAGACTTCTTAATCTCTTTGCTTCTATTGATAGCCGCTTCAATAGATTTATCAATCTCTTCAGTGGTGTCACCCATTACGAGTTCTGGCACTAAAATTTCATCTTTCAGTTCCGCAAGTTTGGTAGCTTTGTAGGTCTTCACTTCATACTCTTTTTCGAGTTCTGCCCTTACTTCAGCTTCAATTTCCTCACGATTAGCAGGTTTGTTATTCTCAAGTGCAGTGACCTTCTCTTCAAGAGCTTTCTTTTCACCTTTCACAGTTTCAAGCTCACTCTTCAGAGTTTTCACTGTCTCAGAATCACCACTACCTGCTGTGGTGAGCTTAGTCTCAGCTTCAGTAACCTTCTTCTCAAGATCAGCAATACGCAGAAGATCATTGTTATGCTGTTCCGTCATAGCATTCACTTGACCCTTCAGCTTCTCAATGGTCTTGTACTGCTTCTCTTTCTCTTCCTTTCTAGCTTTCGCAATCAAGTCCTCATAATTAATGGTAGGAGACTTTGAAGAAGTATTGTCTTCTTCACCACCCTTGTCACCACCATCATTGTTTGGATTCTCTTCTGCTAACACCTTCAAGGTAAGAGCATCAACGATCATCCTAATTGCTTCACGACTAGATTCTGCGATTTTGCCACGACACTTTTTCATGATAAAATACCTCCATATCATTGATTGTAATTTATATTAACATACCATTTTTCGTTTTTCAATGGGTTTACGAAAAGTGGTATGGTAACATTTATGCATGTTCTCCACCATGAGCACCTGTCATTGCAATTCTCATCTGCTCTCTTGGTGTCGGACCATTAAGCATACCTCCTGCATTAGTAGGTGTCATTTGCTTATTAGCAAGCTCATTCTGATACCACTGAAGCTGAAG